GCATGCGTATCTATTGTAGAGTGTCCATCTGGAGACATAGGTGAAACCATATTATTATGAAAACTTCTAACTTTATGTCTATCTCCTAATAATATTGATATTTGCTGTAAAGATTGACCCCCTTTTAAACCCAGCGCCTCTACTGCTGAGGAAATTTCCTTATTTGTACCCCAGCCTGTAAGTTTTTTGTTTCCATCTTTTTTTCTTGCATAATCTAAAAACTGACCCTCAGGTGTTATTATTCTATGACCTCTATCATTATATGTCTCATCAAATATTCTAATCCACATCGCCTTATGCAAAGAATGATTTAAATTATCTAAATTAGTAGAGTTTCTTTTAGGATTACTAATATAGTTTAATGCTTCTTTATATACAGGTTTACTATAAATCCTTTTTGCAGTTTTCATCATCTCTGGTGTAAATTCTTTATCACCATGATTTCTACTTATATCTAATACACGCTCTGCTAAAGAAACATTCATGTACCAATCTTTTTGTGGTGATTGGGTTGCTATAGCAGCGGCCACTACTTCAGGCGGATAATTATACGTTTTTGAAAACCTATCTATAATATCTCTAGCGCCATCATACCATAATGAAGATCTTTCTCTAAACTGTTCAGGATAAGTATCATGAACAAACAAAATATTATTTGTCATGGCCTGTATGTGATCTTCGATTATTTCTTCATTTGAAAAGTTTACGTAAAGTTTTGAGTTACCTGATAAATTATATCCTTTAATTAAATTAGCGGCTTTTTCAGATAACTTAGAATCATTTTTAATTATATCACCATTTATAAATAATAGATTAGTGGATGGATCTACTTCTCTTGATTTTGCTGTAGGAAATCTTGTGCTAACTGTGTGTTCCTGTCCCACTGCTCTTGTTCTAGATCTCATGGTTCTTTTTGCATCAACACCACGTTTTTGATTTATGCCATCTTTATAAGCCTGATCATACTTCTTAGCTTGATAAGTTTCTGGAACTCTTAACTCGTAGAACATAGCCGCCATAGTTCCACGGAAAGGGTCATTGATCCAATAACCTGTAGCACCAGACTCTTTGATCATCCTTTCTTTAGCAGTAGTTATGTAATTAACACGACCAGTTGGGTCTTTAATATCAGGCCTATCTTTATCTAATTCTGCATTTGCTGCATCATTGAATTTTTCTGGATCTGCTTCCCAATCATACATACCTTCATATGGCACATCCAGTTCGTATATATTATCTCCTAAGTTTTGTTCCGGATTATAGCCGTTAGGATCAGATATATTTACAGCAAAATAGCTTCTGGCAGGATATCCTTCAAAAGTTCTTCTCCTCTCTTCTCCCCGCATAAATAAATTAGACCTTTGTTTTTCTGGGTCTATGCTTTGCAGGCCCTCGATAGGAGAGAAATGTGTTAGCTTGACTGTCCTTTGCGGAGATAGCTCAGGTTCCCTCCTTTCTTTTGTCGGTTCAATCGTGCTTCGTATAACGCTCCGTCTTCCATCTCTTCTTGCATCTCTTCCTCGGTCAGTTGCATCATCTCTTGTTTCACTAAATCGTTCATCTTCTCGAATTGCTCTTTCATCTACTGCTCCTTCTATATTATTAGCTAATCCCTCTGTCTGCACAAAATCAGATAGTAAAGTTATCTTTTGATCTGCATATATTGTTTCTTCAGCTTTATTTTTACTATTTCTATTATGGTCCCCAACAGCATCACTGTAGTTAAGCCATGAGTTTTGTCCTCTTGTTTCTGTAGTCATGGCTCTAGCAGCTAACGGGGTGTACATACGGCTATGTGCCTGCCATGCATTCTCTTCACCTCTAGCTGTAAATGTCGCACCTTCTAGCGCATGACCAAAGTAATCATGCACTATTCTAAATAAATCATTATAACGTACATCACGGCCATCAATTATCTCACCAGTTGTCTGTAGTAATGGGTTCTCTGCTATATCTTGCTCTGTAATAGCTTCACTGCCAAAGCCATCGTCTGTAGCGAAAACCCACATATGATTATTATTAATATCTTGTAATAAATCTTTAGATCCTTTTGGATATGGGTTTGCTTGATCTGGCTTAATAAACTCTATTTGTATTCCTGTATCTTTTATAAACAACCATTGATTAAATGTTTCATCAGCCATAGCTTTGTATGCCTGTATTACTTCTGGATTAGTAGGATCGTGCTTTGCTTCATCAAAGTCTTTAGCTATTCTTCTAGCTAATTCTTCATTTACTTGCACATACCTATCAGGCCGTGTATTAGGCATACCTATTGATTGTAAATATCTAGACTTAACAACATGCGCTATAGGCAAGGGTCCTATAGAACCTCTATGTAAATCTGGTAATCTATCAATAATTATACGTGATCTACGTGGCTCAGTAACAGTTTCAGGGTCATCCGGTTTTCTATCTCTTCTGCCTATCTGCTTTTCTATCTCTGTTGTGCCTATGTTTTCAAATATCTGATCTGCTTCTGTAAAACCCTGATCCGCATGCGAACCAAATATAGACTTAAAAAATGCAACAATTCTGTCAAAAAGACTCTTAGGTTTACCACCAAGTTTAAGTTTGTTGTCAGTATAATCTCTATACATTTCTGCAATAGCTTCTTCAATTATTTGATCCTCTGGCATACCGGTCCGCATATAAGCATGACTAGCTCTTTCATAATAAGTGTAACTTCTAGTGGTATCTTTGCCCTTTGATCTTTTGACATACTTTCTAGTCATAGCCGCTCTTGTTAGTATGTCATATTCTTGATCTGTAAATACATTTAGACTTTTCAATGCATGAATAACTTCATGATTCATGACACTGGCTAATTTAGCCTCTAATTCAGCATCAGTCATATTAGGATCGTATATTTCCATAGCCAACGCTATAATACGTTTACCATCAGGCGATACCTCTTGTATCCCCTCAGTAATACCTATGTCTTCTCCTCTAGCTAAATCTTCTGTAAGTTGAACTTGATCTAGTAAAGGTTTGCCCTCTAATCTAACATCTGTTAGTCCTATTCTATTAAGCTCTGCTCTAAGGGCATCAAGCACACGCTTTTGCTTTAATACATATTCTGGAGTTTCTTTTGTTTTAGGGGCTTGATCAAAGACTTTTTTAGGTGCAAGTGATGGGGCTATTCTTCTTGCTTGTATTGTTTGTTGGCCTTCTACAGCTTGATTTGCTTTGTTTTCTAGATTAAAAGCCTCTAACTGCACATCACTATATCGTCTTTGTAATATATCTAACTGTTGATTTAATGTTTCAAAGTTTACAGGGTCATTTACAAGTTGCTCTTGTTGCTTTCTTAATTTATTTTCTGCATCTCTAATTTGTCTTGCTCTTTCTGATAAAGCATTGGCTTGATCTATAAAATCTAAATTAATATCTACCTGACTTCTAGGTGAATATTTGCCTTTTCCATCATATTGCAATACACCAGAGCCTAACATTTGTGCTAAAGCGCCATCAGCAACATCATCTGGCATTTTTTCTTTAAATAATTTTTGATATACTCTTTTTGCCGCAGCTTTATTAATTACTTTTTGTTTCAATAAATTTTCTTGAAACCTTACTATTCTATCTCTTGTTTCTTGTGCATCGAGTTCTGCTTCTTCTTCAACAACTACATTATCTTCTATTGGTAGTACTTTATTTAAAGTGGGTTTTTGTAAAGTTTTTTCTCTTAAAGATGCCTCAGGTCCAACAACCTCTTCTAATTCCTGCATTGTTACTGGATCATCTACAGGTATACCTTTTTTTAATTCTATTCTTTGTTTACGTATTTTAAATGCTTCATCGTCTGGCAAACTCTCTAATTTAACAGAGTTATATGGAGTTCTAGACTCTCTTGCAGCCTGTAATGTGTCTTCAGTATTTTTTCTTTTTTGATTTTCTTGAGCATCAACTGCTGACTGATTGTCTATATCAGTAACAGGATCACCAGATGGAAGAATAATAGGGGCATCGGGTGCAGGCAAACCAAGGCCCGGACCCTCTATTAATTTTACTTGTTTATCTTCTTGAGTTTTTAGATAATCTTTAGCATTTTGCGCCATACTAGCATTTTCTCTAGCAGCTTCATCCGCATCATTATCTAATTCTTGTTGTTTTTTATCTAATTTTTTTAGTTGTCTGCCTCTTATACTATCTAGTATAAGACTTAAAGCCACACCAGCACCTCCACCATACACAGCATCATCGTATGCACTTTGTCCAACTTGTACATCTGGGTTATAAATACCCTGTTCAATTAAATCTTGAGCTATACCAGCAAGTAATTCTTGTGTTCCCTCAGCAACACCAGCAGTCAATCCTCTTCTTATTTTGCCACCTATCGTTTTAATGGCAGCATCTCTATCTTTTTTACTAACTTTCTTTAATATTTTTAGTCCAGCACCTAAACTTCTACTTAAAGCAGCAAAAGGTATGGCCTCTGATGTACCAACTAATCCGCTTAATAAAACAGCATCAGCTTTTTGTGAACCATCTATAATACCGCCACGTTCTAAAAAGTTAGCTATTCTATTCATTTGATCTTGCGATTGGACCGCAGCACCTTGTGTTGCCGCTGTACCAAATCCAAAACCAGCAACAGCTTTAGAACCTGCACCTAATGCAGATACACCTTTTGCAACCGCTGTGCCGGGTACAAAAAACGATAATAAAGAACCAAATGCTTGTCCTGACTTACTATAAGCACTGTCATTAAGATCAAAAGTATCTGCTATAGCTCTGCTTGCACCTCTAGAAAAATCTTGTGCGGCTCTGCCTATATCGCTTTCACCGGGCGCAACATCAAAGCCTAGTTTTTCACCCACAGATTCGCCTAATGAAGCTATACCACCGGGTACTTGTGCTAAAGATTGAAAAAATCCTCCTGCTATACCTTTTGGTACATCAATAAGGCTACCTTCTTCTTCTTCTGTTTCTGGAGCTTCTAGTAAAACACCATCTTCTCTAGCAATATAGTTTTGTATAAATTGATCTTCTGCAGCAGTAGGTCTATTACCAGCTATTAATATAGGGTATGTTTTACCAGTAAGATTACTTTTTACATTAATTGTACCCATTTATGCGCCTTTAAGATGACATGGCTGTTGCAACAGGTAGATTTACACCATAATCCTCTTTTAGAAGATTCATTAAATATCTTTCTTGTGCCGCTAATTGATTCCTAGTTTTATCGTCAATTTCTGATTGAATGTAAGCCAAGTCACCGGGCTTACCATAAAGCTGCTCTCTAGTTTTATTAAGATTGCTCATGATATCACTTGCAGTTAACTTGCCTTTCTTTCTGCCAGAAGCAATTTTTGCTCTAGCATTTATTAAATCAATAAGACCTTCTTGATATCTTTTGTTAGCATCTCTATAGGCTTCTAAGCCGGTAGAAGCCCCTTCACCCACTGCTTGACCCAAAGTTGGTGCATCTGATGCTAAAATACCAAAACCTGCCTGCGCAATAGCTAAAGCTCTATCTAAGGCTCTTTCTTTCTGCAAACCCTTTTGTAAGTTTAAAATATCTTGTTCTACAGAATCAGATACCAAAGGTATTATATCAGGCTCTATAGTATAATTAGATGTGTTACCGGCAACTCCTGTATTTTGTGCAGGAACATCTTTTGATATATCTTCAACATCAGTATTTTCTTTTATTTTTGCTTTATCTTTTTCTTCCATCTGTTTGATTATATCATCTGCAGATTTACCAGTACCAGCAAAACCATTTGACGCTTTTATAACGCCACCCTCAGCCATAGACTGTGGCTCTGCAAATCCTGAATATATGGGTCGAGCCATAGCCATACCATATTGACCAATTCCTGAGCTTCCTAGTCTTGTTCTCATTGTTCCTAATCTTTGCTGTGGTGGCACTCCAAATCTATTCATGGGCATTCTCGGACCACCCTTACCACCAATACCAAAAGGTGGTCTAGGCATAGGAAAAGGCCTTGCAGGCAATGTAGTGGCTATTGGTGTCAAAGGGCGAGGTTGAATATTTGGTTGTTGTGTGGGTTGAGTTGCAGGTGTATTTTGTCTATCCTGCAACAATTTTGCATTTTGTAGTGTAGCTTGTTGTATATTTTCTAAAGCCTGAGCATTTTGACTTACACTATCAGCAATACCTTCTATAAGACCGCCCTCTGCGTAAGAGTCAACTTCACCACCCATCTTCATAGTTTTAGGCATCATAGATCCTATGCCACCTGACTCAACACTTGCAGGAGCCATTGCTTCTGACATGCCCATCATACCTGACTGAGGAACACCAGCCGCAGCAACAACTTCTTCAGCAACGGTTGGTTCTTGCTGTGCTTGTCTTGCAGCAAACTCTCCTTTTACTCTTTTACGTCTATTTAACTCCGACAATACAAGAAACTGAGGCGCAGAGCCGCTTGGCTGCTGCATTTCTTTTATTAACTGATCTTCAGAAAAGTTTTTTAAATCATCTTGTATTTGTAAAACGTTCATCATCCGCCTGTTAATCCTCTGTATAATCCTAATCCAGCTATTCCCGTGCCTAATAAATCTTGTATAGGATTGTATTGTTGAAATTTAGTGGTCTCTGTAGATGGCTGCACTGGAACACCACGCAAAATAGATGATAAGAATGTTAAATCTTCTCTTGGCATATCTCTTTGCCTTACAAAATCCTCATAAGCCAAGTCTAATCCTGCTTGTTCTCTTGCTTGTCTGTCTTTAGCAATCTTTTCTAATAACTGTGCAGACTCAATATCACCGGCTCTTGCTTTCTCACCTAATGCTGCAAGTTGAGCTGATTGCCCAGACAAACTCTCTGCCGCAGATAAGCCTTGTCGCTCTGCCGCTAACCTTGCTTCTCTGTCTCTTTGAAACTGTTGCTGCGCTTGTTCAAATGCTTTTTGTTGACCAACCGCTTGTATTTCACCTAACTGTCTTTGCAGACCCTCTCCTGCAAGCGCCTGTGCTACAGCCTGTCTAGAGCCGCCAAATGCACCAGCCTGTACAGCGTCCGCATCTCTACCTGCTTGTTGCCTGTTAAAATCTAATACAGCCTGTCTTTTCTGCACATCTAATACATTTTGTAAATATGGTGACATATATTGTTGAGCCTGCTCAGACCCAAAGTCCTGTGATTTAAAACCAAGCCCCTCTAAAGCTCTTCCCATACCTGCTGTTGTACCCGCTGTTGCTTTACCTAGACCCGGTATACCACCCTCTGCTACAGATCTGGCTATTTCTCTTGATCTTTGTGTATCTAAGTTCTCATCTGCTAGTCTTTGACCTTGATACGGTGTATATTCTCTTTTAGACTCAGCCTCAGCCCGTTTAATCATGTCTATAGCATATGGCTCAAAATATTTAGGTAATGAGCTTTGTACTATATTTTGTTCTGTTGGTTGTGCTGGCGCTCTTGATCCACCTTTACCCATTATCTATCTCCATTCTATAAGCTATATATTCAGGTTCCCAATTATATTTTTTTAATACTTTCATCCATGCTTTTCTTCCATAGCCTTCCAAATGATTACACTCACAGTCTTTTGCAAAGCTAGACAATCTTTCCATAGCTATAGGCAACCATTCCATCATACGTTTGCCACCTATCCAATCCATAGCCATAGCTTTCCTGTTAGGATATTCTATTATTCTTGTTGTAATTGCTGCTATCACTCTCTCATCTTCCTTATCATCTATAATCAACCAAAGATTATAATATCCTTCATGTATATGCCTATAAATATCATCGATGTGATATTTACCTGCGCTAGTCTGGATTGCTTTATTTAATAAACCACTTACATCATCCCAAACTATATCTATTGCCTCACGAGGCACTGCTGTGCATATCATGCAGGCAACATCATCTCATCAGGTATAGCAGGTGGCTGTGTCTTACCGCCTGTTCTTAGTTCTCTAACTCTATCCATCATATCTTCTAATTTATTAGCACCTGCATCTGAGGAGCCGTTTCCGAGGCCACTAACAACGTCAGCAGGCACAACAAACTCGCCATCAGAAAGTAATACATCTTGATCTCCTTCCATAGAGGCAGGTATCATATCAGCCATGCCATCTCCTGCACCGCTTACCATACCATCGCCCTCGCTAGGAATAGCTGGTATTTCACCAGATTCAACTCTGTTAATTAAATCTTGTAACGCTTCTTGACCAAACTGAGCTACAAATTGTGCTAATATTACACTTTGTCTGTCAGTGTCTATTATTTCACCTTGTAAAACGTCAATAGTGCTACTAATTAATTCTTTATCATTCATTCCTTGATCTGTCATACCACCAATACCTGCATCCATAGCCATATCCATAGCATCTACTTCACCGCCTTCTGCAAAGTTTCTTGGTATCATGTAATTAAATTCACCCATTTTACCAGCATCGTATCCCATTTCTGGAAATATAGATGTATTTTTTATAGGCATACCTCTTGGCATTTCTGGATCTTCTTCGTCTTCTCTATATTTTGGCATTATCATAGAGTCTGCAGCTAATCCACCTATACCAGCACCTAAAGCCTCTGGTCTTGTCAACATCTCTGTAAAGCCCGGAACTGCACCTGTAGTTCCTCCTTGCATTGTCATAGCTGATGGCAAATTAGGACCAACAGCACCTGTAGAAACGCCTGCAGCAGGAGCGGTTGGATTACCACCAAATGCACTTGATCCACCTATAGCGCTACCGATGCCACCTAAAGCAGCACCTGTTAAAACATCTTGTGTATCACCACCTTGCAGCAAAGAACCTAAACCACCACCTATGGCACTGGCTATCATTGGGCTTGCAACTAAATTAAATCCCGCTGGACCTAATATTGCTGGTGCCGCTAAACTAAGTATTGCTGATAACATATTACGCTCCTAATGCTTTCATTCTGTTTATTAAACGTTTTGCTCTGTTAGGTACTTGTCTTCTCCATTTCGAGTCATACATCTGATTTGCGCTCTCAGTAAAGTCCATAATTGATATACTTGCTCTAAGTTTACTAAATTTACTTAGCCTTGTGTACCCCAAATTGTACATCATATTACATAAAATTAACTGAGCATCTTCTGGTAAATCGTCAAAGTTACCAAATAAATTTTTACAATCCGTTATAGTTCCTTGTATATCACTATCAAAACAACTGTTTACACGCTCCTCGCTAACAGGCGTTCCTACAGGTTGTCCATGTTCTGGATCAGAATCAAGCACCAAATGGCCAATCCCAAAAGTAGGCAAGTTAAGGTGATCCAAGTAAATTGCATGTACTTTTCCTTCATCTGCTTCTAATTCTTGTCTTAATTTTTCAATATCCATTATAATCTCCAAAACTTTACGTAAAGTTTTATTTTTTATGTGCTTTTCTTATACTTTCTTTACCTTTTTTAAATATACTAGCGACCTGCGCTTTACCCATAACCTTTGCTCTTTGTTCTCCTACAGTCAATATTTGGATCTTTCTTGCATAAGGCTTACTAACTCTTTTAACTTTTGCGACTGTCGCTCTAGCATCTGCTGGAGTAGCAAATTTAATTCCAACTGTGTCTTTAGGGTTTTCGTCAGTGTACAAACGTCTACCAGAACCTTTTGGTTTTTTTCCTGTTCCAACTTTGGGATCTCTTTTCTTAGCCATTTTTCTTCTTATCCTAAAAAGCCTATCTGACATTATCTTTTAACTGTTTGTTTTGCTCTTCTAAAGTTTTTAGCTGTAGGTGCGCCTTTTGCACCTTTCTTTCTCATCTTTTCGCCACTACCAGCTTTTATTCTTTTTCTTTTTTTATGTATATTTGCGTATAAACTCATAACATGTATCCTTAAATGTCTAAATAAATCTTGTATTACTTCGTCAAGCCTTTCTGCTTCTCGTAGGTTCTGAGCGTTCCAATTCCTAACATGCCACCGAGAACAGTCAAAAGTGTACCCATATCAAATTCAGGCAAATCTGGTAGTTCTAAACCAGCAAAACTTGCGCCAAATATAATTAGATCTTTTACGATAAAGTGATAGGCAAAAGCAATCGCACAGACCCACCCAACTGCTGGGCGCCAGCCGCCCTTAAATATAGATCCACTTGCTGCCTCTGCTTTATTAATTTCTAACTGAGCAAGCAACGCCTCTTGAGTATGTTTTTCAGACATCGTGGCTATCTCGTGTGCCAACTTAGCCTTTTGATCTGCATCAGGTATAAACTTATCTAATAATCCTGTAACTGGTCCT